TTGTATTCAAATGCAAAATTTAGAAAATATACCTGATCCAGGCGATTCTGATTTTGAATTGGATAATATTGATGAAGTGAATATAGAAACTCAAGAGTTTCAAATGATTGATATTTATAGAAAGTTATGGCTTATTTTTAAATATTTTCCAGGAGAAAGTATTAAATCATTTTTACAAAAACTTATGCCGAAGAAAAAATGGTATACTAAATTAATACGTAGCTGTATTTCAAAAGCAATATCATGGGTAGAATGTAATTTAATAAATCCAGCATATTTTATTCTTTTTGGTGAAGCTAGAACTTGCGGTGAAGATGTTAAATCTCCGGAAGAACAAGAAGCAGCTGGAGAAGATTATATGTATGCAGATGGTTCTTTAGATGGAACAGGTATGGATTGTATAGAAGCTTCCGCTACCATTATGCATTGGACTATGAAAAACACAGCAGCTAGTATAGACGAAGCAAAGGATTTGAAAAGTTTATTGCATGTTAAAGAACAAAGAAGTAATCATGAAGCAAATAAATTTGCAACACTAAATCATGCTATAAATAATAAGGACAGAGCAAAAAGTAGAATAAATAAGTTAAATGAATCTACAAAAAATATTCCTAGATATAAAAAGAGATTTTTTAATGCTCAGGATAAGACTGGAAACTTTCCCTTATCTAATGGTGGGCTAAAGCTAGATATTCCTGTACCAGATGGGCCCATGGCTACAGATCCAACTTCTTCAGATATTTTCTTTGATTCTGGCGACAGTAACAGTGGCAATTACTAGGTATGAAAAAAGAAAATTTCTATAGACGAGAGATATTTTTAGGAGAATATAGAGTTGAATGGGCAGATCAAAAAATAAGCTTAACTTGTATATGTGGACAAGAGGAAGTAGAAATATTTTCAGATACTTATTCTACCTGTCCTGCATGTAAAAGACGATTTTCTATTTTAGAATTAATTAAAGTGGAAGCATACCAAGAATATGATTCAAGTAGCGATCGAGATATTGGTAATACCCTTGATTATTTAGAATCAAATGATTGGAAATTATAAGGATTAATTATTATGAGACAAAGTACATTAGACAAAATTAGAGCATTAAAGGCTAAGAAAAATGCTCAAGAACCTAAACTACTCATTGACTCCGAACTTCCAAGAAAAGATATAACTTATCTTGATGGAGACGTGTCTTCTGGGGCCATTACTGAACATGTTAATGAGAGAATAAATATTCTTATTAACAATGCTGGAGGGTTAGATAAATATGAAGATAAAGGATTTAATATTATACCTATAACCCTCAAAAATGAAGTTAACACTACTCAGGATCCGTTTATAGAGGAGAATACAGATACTCGAGAAATTGTTAAACTAATGATAGTTATTGAATATGTTAAAAAAGAGAGTTAGGAATGAATAGAATAATTTTTATTACAGAAGAAATATATGGAACTGGTTCTTCTCCAGCCGATACAGAACCAATTATGCGTAGAATAGCTGAACACTTATTACTTTTAGAAAATAACGGTAATGCTCCTATACATGTTTTTATAGATACTGAGGGAGGAAGTATAAAAACTGCTTTAAGTTTATTTGATCTTTTTAATAGCTGTAAATCTCCTATATATACATATGGACTATCAGAAGTCAGTTCTGCAGGTATTTTAGTATTTTTAGCAGGTAGCAAGAGATATGCTTTTTCCCATACTCAGTTTATGTCTCATCCTGGAACAATCTCAGCAACAGCAAGCTCAGTAGACTTTGAGGCTACTGCTGGTGCTTTGCTTGGCCAAGGATCAAAAGCAAATAAAATATTTAAAACTGTTCTAAAAATTAGTGAAAAAAAGTATAAAGAGTTACATACTAAAACAAATTATATATGGGCAGATGAGGCATTAAAACTTAAAATTGTAACTGAAATTTTAAATTCTTTTCCAAAAATAGAAAGTATAACAGAATCAGAATCAAAATTTTCAAGAAATGATATGGAATTAATTGATAAAGCTGTAACTTACTATAAAACATCTAAGCAACAATTTTTAAGTATGGAGAGCTAGAATGCATTTAATTACATATATTGATGATCTTCCTCAGCCTGTTCGAGTCATGGCTAAGAATTTTTATGAAGCTGATAGGTTTGAACCTGAAATATTTGAAGTAACAAAATTAGAATATGATAACTTAGCAAATAGTGACGATGTAGTTACTCAATTATTATATTGGAGAGCTGAACATAAATTTTATGCTGTTCTTGCAGGAGATGCTAAAAGAAAGGTACAATCACAAGAAATAATACACGATCCTTTTTATAAACCAACATCTTTACTAGCTTTTTATGAGGTTGGAGATGCTGATATAAGAGAATGGAAAAAGAAATATGGAAGACAAATGCTAGATCCCGATCATGCTTTGGAGATGTACGGATAATGTTTCCAGGAGGAAAACAATCTCTACAAAAGTATTCAGACATGCGTTCATATTTATGTAATTTATATGATGATGGGGAATTAGATGTACTAAAAACAAAATATAAAGAAATTAATTCATTTGTTAAGATAAAAAAATTAATGGGCAATGATTGTGATTATCTTTTAAGTATATGTCAAGTTATATCAGCAAATGAATTGTTACTACACGAGTTACCTAATCCGCAAGGCGTGCATAAAAGATAAAAAGAATGTCAAAAAATAATAAAACTGACATAACTAAACTGGATACGTCTGTTTCTAAAGAGCTAAAAGAAGCTCTAGATATAATAGGAAAAGGTACTAGTGTTAGATTAGCTGAACTACCTAAAGTTCCTGAGTTACAGCATATATTATCTGCTTTTCCAGAAGAGAAAAGAGACGATATAGTGCTGACAAGGCACCAGGTCGAGAAGCTATTGAAACATTTAAAGGTTTCTACATTTGGAGTTAGTAATACTCTACCTATGGTTTGTAGAAATAATGACTGCCCCGTTGCAGAGCTATGTATATTCTATAAAATGGGAATAGCTCCAGAAGGTGAAAGGTGCCCAGAAGAAATTATGTACATGGAACAGATACTACCACAGTTTATTAAAGATATGGGTGTTGATATGGAAAATTACCTAGAAGTAAGTATGGTTCAAGAATATGTTTCGTCTCTTTTAGATAAAAGACGAGCAGAAAGAATGATTGCTATTGAAGGAGATGTTAAAGAAGTCGCTACTACCGTCATACAGGCTACAGGAACTGTTATATATAATGAACAAGCAACTCCTTATACTGAAATAAAGGAGAAAGCAGCTAGAAGATTACAACAATTACGTAGAGAACTATTAGCTACTAGAGAACAAAGAGCCAAGTATAAACTTGCTGACGAAGGAGATCCATCAACTAGAGCTGCAGAGATGCGAGCAAAATTTGAACTATTACAAGCAAAAGAACAACAAGATAAAAAAGCCTTAGAGTCTTCTCTTGATAAAGCATTTAAAGAGGTAGAATAAAATGGCTATATGGAATAAACCATCTGGATTTACTGGATTTACTGACGCATTCAAATATATTCCACAAACACCAGCACAAGTGACCTCATTACATAATGCCACGGCACTTGGTAAACTAGCAGCAGTTGCTGCTATGACTGGAATTGGAGCAGCAACAGTGCGTGGATATGGAGGGTCAGGTGGAAGTAATTTGTCTGCTGGAACTAGTAGGCACGAACGTATAACTTATGAAGATATAAATTCTAGAGGCTTTTGGAATAAACAAAAAACTCTGATGGGAATATCTCTAATGTCTCAACAACCACAAGCTTATTTTAAATATGCTGCAGGTGAAGTTGCAGCAACATTTACTGGACCTTATTCTAGAGACGCGATGGGAGCTGGCGCTGTTATTGGAGGAGTTGGTGCTGGAATATTTACTGCTTTTTCTAAATCAGCTAAAAGTAGACTTGGCGCTGTAGCAGCAGCAGCAGGAGCTGGGGCTGTTATGGGTGGACTTACAGCCAGAAAAGTTCAGCTTGCGGTTGCAGAATCATTTAATACAGTTAAAAAGAATTTATATAAAAAACCAATGTTTTCAAACAAAGCAAGAACTGTTGGACCAGGCTATAGATCATGGGCACAGCGCAGAACAATGGGAAAGCCTGGACATCTTGGTGTAACAGGAAGTTTACCTTTTGCAATGCATCAAGCTAGACATAAGAGTACTGTTTAATGCCTGCTCAGAAAAATGTAAGTACTATAGGATCTTACTTGACAGAAGTAGCGGGAGGCGGTTATCTTGGAGGATTAGGCCTAGGAGCTGCAACTTTAGCTCTTGAAAGCTCTCCAGCTGGGTTTTCATCATTAGATGTACTGCCAAGCCCATTTACTGCACCTTTATGGGGTGCTTTTATGAACCCTGTTCGAGCTATGAGCAATTTAAATCCTTTTTCAGGACTTGGGTTTGGTACAAGAGGTTTTGCTTTAACACCAACTTTTATTGATTCAATGGGAGGCAGGGAATGGCGAGCCATCCTTAAGGAATATGCGTGGAAGGGATCTTGGACTGGGTTTGGTAAGGGGCGCAGCAAACTTTCACATGGTGGTTATTTTAGCTTGTCAGGAGTTCATAAACAGCACTATTACAGGCCACTAAAGAGAAATTATTATGGCGGGCCATTAGGTTTTAGAACTTTATTAACTGGAATGCCTGACAAGATGGGAATAAAACAAGGGTTTGCGTTAGGTTCAAGACTTTCTATAGGTAATATGGTTTTATCTGCAACGGAAGCTATAGGACACGCAGCTATGTCTGCTGGCTGGGAAGCTCCAATGTTTAGAACAATGATGCATGCTAAATCTTTAGGCTTAGCAGGAATGCTCAATATGGTCGAGGATGTAGATCTGATTAGAAAGACTCCAGATAAATTGAAGTCTGCCTGGCTATATAAATTAGCTGGTGTTGATCCTACAAAATTAAAAGCAGGTCAGGAGATTGTATACTCGAAAGGAGTTAGTAAGTTTGCCCCCAAAGTAGCTGAGGCTGGTAAAATGGCACTTGGAGTTGGAAAAGGCGCTAGAGTATTTGCAACTGCTGCAGCTGGTTTTTCTTTATATACATATTTAGATTTGCTGAGTGGGGCTGTAAAATTTACAGCAGATACTTTTGTAAAAGGAATAGGCGGATTAGCTGTTAGTATAAATCAATGGTTAGACGAACGAAAAGGACTAGAATTAGGATACGGTAGACTTCCTACTGCTATGATATCTTCGGCCGCAGCGACTGAAAGACAAAGAGCAGTTCGAGCTTCTTATGGAGCAAAAATAAATCCAAGAAATAGATTAATGGGAAATGAAGCAACTTATCACCATACGAGATAATTAATGGGAGTTACTGTAGAAAAGAGACAACATGAGTCTGTTGGGGCATTAATAAAAAGATTTACAAAACAGGTTCAAAAATCTGGGTTAATGGAAGAACTAAGATATCGTGAATTTTATGTAAAACCGTCTTTAAGAAAAAAATATCCAAAGAAGAAGATATGGTAATCTCTAAAAAACAACTTCTCCTAACAAATAATGGAGAAATAGTATTATCAAAAAATTTAAAAGATAAGAATATTTTTTGGTGGAATGGAACTACATATAAACCTATACGAGTTATAGATGTAAAAGATTCAAAAGTAAATTTACATAAATTTATAACATCTCAAGGTCGTATAATAAACTGTCCTTTTAATACCAATTTTTTAGGAAATCCTAATTCCTCGTGGGTAAATTATTCTAAATTTAAAGACTTATCAATTCAATCAGTTCCGGGAGCTTCTAAAAAAACTACAGTAGCAGTGCTGGGGTACTTAAAGATTTTTGGAGACTCGTGGAAGAATAAATTAGATATAGATTGTTTAAAAAGCTCTTTTTATTTATTCCAGAATAAAAGACCAAATCCCTATACTAAATTAAATATAACATTAGCATTATCAAAATTAGCTGAATCCGATTTAAAATATGTTTTAAAACCTTTTCTTTCTGAAAAGATAATAAAACATCTAACTTCGTTTAGTAAAGATTTTCTCATAATGTTACTTAGTAGATTAGGTATTGCGGCTAATGGCCATAGTGATCACTGTCCCTTAACCGAACCAGGAACAATAAGATTTAAAGGAAGTTTAACAGAACCTTTAAAATATGAAAATTTGAGATATGCTGGAAAAATAAATGAACCAGCTATAAAAATCCGTACAGAATTTCCCACAGATAATTTATTAATAGGTAGCTTTATATGCCAGACTCCAAGTTAACTAAAGACGATTTATTAGAAGTACAAATTCTTAGTGATCCAGTTTACTTCGCGGAAATTTATCTTCGTTCGCCTTCTGATCCTAAAAAATCTCTAGAACTTCGTCCTTATCAGAAAAAGATTTTACGTAGTAGAGCACAGAAGAGAGTTCTTAGAATGGGAAGAAGAACTGGAAAATCTGTTACATTAGCAATTGAAGCTATATGGAAAGCTTTTACTTATACTGATAGAGAAATTTTAATTGTGGCTGGATATGATTCTCAAGTTCAAACTTTATTTAATCTTATTAATAGAATGACTAAAGATGCTCCTGAAATTTCATCGTCTATAGCACGTACTAGAATGCGTCCTTATGAAATTTGGTTTAAAAATAATTCTGTAATACAGGGCTATGTCGGAAATAATTCAGTTCGTGGTAAATGTCTTCCTAGAGATACTCAAGTTGTAAAAGAAAATGGAACCTCTGTATCAATTGATAAATTAAAGGTTGGAGATGAAGTATTATCTATAGATTTAGAAACAGAAAAAAGTATTGTTGGAACAGTAGAAGCAATACACGATAATGGTATTAAGGAATTATATGAAGTTGAAACAGCTTCTGAAAGATTTCTAGTTGCTACTGCAAATCATAAAGTAATGACAATGGGCAGGGGATGGGCAGAAATTCAACAACTATATACTCAAGAAAAAGTTGATAGAGAGGCTGATTTTGTTTCTGTTGTTCATCCTAATGGAAAAGCATATTGGTCAAGAGTTAAAAGAGTAACAAAGCTTTCTCTGAAAAAAAGAACATTTGATTTAACAGTAACTCCCTCTCATACATTTGTTGCCTATAAGAAAAATTCTAATAGTAAAGGAGCAGTAGCTGCCGGACCTTCTATAACTTCAGGTCAAAAAATAGAAGAAGGATTAGCTCCAGGAGGATTTTTAGTTCATAATTCAGCCAATGATTTATATATAGATGAGGTTGATTCTTTAACAAATGAAGCACTTGTTGAAGCTGTATTACCTATTTCTACAACATATAAAGATACTAATCTTACAATATCAGGAACTCCAACAGGTAAAAGAGAATATTTTTATAACATTGTAAAACAACAAAAAGATCTTGGCTTCGATGAATATTTTTTTCCATCCATGGTTAGCCCCGAATGGAATAAAGATAGAGAATTAGAATTAAAAGCAGTTACAACTGTTACACAGTTTGAACATGAATATTTAGCACTATTTGGTACAGCTGCTGAAGGAGTTTTTAAAAATAATTTTATTGACTCAAATTTATATGTATATTCTTATTCTTCTCTTAGATACAATCCAGAAAATATTTATGTATTAGGAGTAGATTGGAATGAATCTAGATTTGGAGTTCAAGCAGTTGTTTTAGAGTATATGAATATTCCTGATTTATTAATACCTTATAATGATGGAGAATGGAAAACACCAGATGGAGAATTAATTAATAAGATTGAAAAATCAAATGCTCTTAGAGTATTTTATGCCGATGCTATAGATCCTGCAGACTTTACTAATATGGGATCAGTAGAATTTATTTTAAAACTAATGAAAAAAATCAAATTTAATAAAATGGTTTTTGATCGTGGGCACGGTGAGGCAAATTATGAAATGCTTAGACTTTCATTAGATAAGGGTGAAGGTCCCATGGGTACAAAGTGTACAAATATGAAGTATATGTTAGATAATATGGCATCAGTTGACATGGGAGGATCTACGGAAATCATAGATAAGATCACAGGGATAGCAAGAAAAACTCCTACAAAAAATACAATGGTAAAAAATTTACAATTATTAAATGAAAGTGGACAGCTTATAATTCCTGCAGTTGATCTAAAAGGAAATACTGTAGAAAATGAAGAATTCAATTTAGTTGGCCAAATGAGAGGATATATTATTGATAGAGTTGGTAGATATGGAGAAGTTTATGCATCTACTGTACGCGATGGTCTAGACCATAGACTTGATGCTACAATGTTGGCCGCGTATGGTTATATGATGGATACTTCAATTTTTCATAAAAGAGATATGGATGTAGTAATAGATAATGTTCCAGGACTTGAATTAGCTTTTACTAAAGGAGGTTGGAGATCTAATTTAGAAAAAATAAAAGATGTACCTAAAGTTTCTTCATTATCTGGAGCATTACTTTATGATCATGGATTTTGGAGTGGGGAAGGAGAGCCTCCTGAATATACACTAGATAAAAATGGAACTCCTAAAAAAGTAGGAAGTAGATCAGTAAAGAGTAGAGGATTTTCCCATAAATCAAGAACATTAACTAGAAGTACTAAAGGGAGAAGTTTCTAATGCCTGACGAACAATGGGTAGAAGATCTTAGATCAGAGCTTGATGATGCTGCAATTGCAGAATTGTCTAGCTTTTTCGATCGAATAGAACAACACACTACCCAACAGGGCAGAAATGAAACTAAATGGAGAGACCCAATTGCAGCATTAAAAAATAGAATACAGTCAGATGTTACTGGTGATTCTAAAGTGAGTTCGGCTGCAAGATGGAAGGCTTTAACTTCTAAAATGTCTTCTTATGTTAGAAATGCTGCAAATTCTTTATATCCTCTAAATCCAATTTCACATAATAAAGGAACATTTCTTCCAATTAAATTTCAAGAGCTAAGAGACTTAATAAGTGGCTCAGCTTTTAATAATATTGTAATAGTAACTGATCCTGGAGATTCTAGTCTTGAAGGAGGAGATAAACTTGAAAAGGAAAAACTAGAAAATATTAATAAAGATTTAAAAACACGCAATAAAACCGAAGTTAGTTGGGTTAATCCCGAACCAGCCACTATGCTCTTCTCATATGATGATACTAATCCTTTCAGATTAGAAGATGCTGAATTAACTGGAGGAAAGAAACTTTATTTAGGTTTTCCAAAACTAGGTTTAGCATTTGATAAAACTATACAAGATAAACAGGACTTAGCAAATAATCCAAATGGTGGCGTTAAGTCTGCTGTGTTTTCTATAGAAACTAGTAGTATTACATTGGAAGATAATATTTTAACAGTCTATTTTAAAGAAGAAAATTTACAAGAGATAAAGTCAGAATGGGCAAGTTTAATATCAGTCCCACTTAATGATTCTTCTAAAGATACTCACTTTATACTTGTTGGAAGATATGTATCTTTAGAAGACGCAGATTTAGATGGATATAAAAAGAATTTAATAGAAGGGGCTAAGACTTATGGAGCTAATGGAGTCTCTGATATGATTAACGGAGTTGGCGAGGCAATAGGAGGTTCTATCGATAGCATGGCTACCAAAGAATTTTATTGTTGTATCTTCTATGAATTAATACGCAGCTCTACCATAGCAGGGGTAACAGATGCTAAAATATATAAAGTGGACTCTGGAGGTAATATAATAATACGGACCAGATATGACACTGTATCTGAATACGAGGCAGCATTTGCTGCTGGAGATCCAATAACTTTAGAAGAACTCTTAGAAAATCCAGCTATCTCTACACAGCATATAGAGATGTTTTTAGAAGAACAGAGAATATGGCTTAGACAGCTACATGCTCTGCTAATGGCTTTAATTCCCTTATTAACTGGAGATTCTATGAATTTCAATTGGGAAGGATTTAAATTTAACATAGCAGCTATAATGCATACTTCAATAACTATAATGCTGGTTACAATGTTAAATGTTGTTCAACAGCATCTATTTGAACAAGCTGTACAATGGGGAAAAGAAAGAATAGAAGCATCGGATAATCCAAGTGTTGCCGCCCAATGTTTACCGTGGGAACAATTATTTATGTCACTTATAGTTGCTTTATTTGGTCCAGATGGTTGGTCAAAAAATGTTAGAGAAATGATACTAAATATGCAAGAATATATGATGAAAAAAGCAAAAGAAGTTGCTGGTGAAGGAGAAGATGCATCAGTTACTGGAGAAAATCATCCATGGTTACCTAAGCTTAATGCAGCTATAGATGTTATAGAATGGTTATTAGATTTAAATGCACAAGCTTTTATGATTTGTGCAACTCAAAGACCAGATAAGTATGAAGCCGATTCCGGAGCTGGGTCTGCTTCCGATTCTTCCAAGGATAAAGAGACTGGAGAACCATATGAACCTTCTCTAACATCATCAACTATTGGAAGACGAACAGGAACAGGTCTTGAATATACAGACGGACGTGGTACTGTTGATATTAAAAAAACTTCTGATACAGGAGATGGGTCTAAAGATGGTTCATTTTACTCTCCTACAGGGGGCCTAGGCCGCCAGATTGACATAACTGGTGAGAAGATCAATCCCGTTTCTCTCTTAATTGAGCAAAAAGATGAGGACGTGGCTAAATTTTTTGCACAATATATGGGTTTAACTCAAGAAGAAGCAAATGAAGCTGTAAGTAAGGCGAAAAAAGGAGAATGTGTAAAAGCTTTAGGCGCCGATGAGATACAAGAACTTAAAAATGCTCTAACTAATGTAGGACTAGAATACTAATGGCTAGATTCACTTTTCCATTTTTTGGTAAGAGTAAAACTTTAGAAGAAAAAGTTAATGATATTCTTACTAAACGAAATCGAAAGATTGAACAGTTAGCATATGCCCAAACTGCAGATGCAACTACAAAATCAAATAGTATATCAAATATTTTAAAAGCACTTAAATCTAAAGTCTTAAGTGTAATTGCAGGCGGTAATCGAGGTATATTTATTACTCCTGAATGGGACTTCAAAAAAGTACAACTTGCTTTTACTAATGAATCAATATTTAGACGATCAGTAGAAAAGTATGTAGAACAAATTAGAAAACATTCTTGGGAATTTATAGGCAATAACCCCACTACGGTAGAGTATATAAGAAAAAGATTTAATCAAATGGCTATCGTTACTAATAAACCGACCGCTGAACTTTTTGATGAAATTACTTTTAATATGGTATTATACTCTAATAGTATAATTACTAAACAGAGAAATAGAAAAGCTTCAGGAGGTAAAGAAAGAAAATCTTTTGATGGATTTACTAGAGTTCCTGTTGCGGGATATCAACCAGTTGATCCAAGTTCTGTTAAAGTAGATAGAGATAATTACGGAAATATAAGAAAGTGGAAACAAATTTCTGGACAAAATCCAAGCAAACCTAAAGATCCTGCTTTTACACAATTCCTAATTAATAAGCCTCCACCCGGTATAAAGGATCCAGAATGGAGTCCTTATAATGTTATTCATATTAAAGACAGAAGTGCCACTCCTTCGATGTTCTTTTTTTCAATGCCTATGTCAGTACCTGTTATTGCAGACATGGAAGCTCTTAGAGAATTAGAAGAATTATCTTTACTGGAATCAATTAAAGTTGCAATTCCTAAGTTACATGCTAAAGTAGGAAGTAAAGAGCAACCAGGTACACAAGAGCAGGTTGATGATTTAGCTTCAACTATTCAAAGTTTAACTGGTGATGGCGTATTAGTAACTTCAGAACGAGTATCAGTAGAAGATATAGCTAAAGCAACTAATGCTAATAATATATTAACTTCTTCTATAAATTATTTTAAAGCTAGAGTTTTAGCTGGTTTGGGAATGTCAGGAGTAGCTATGGGAGAAGGAGATTCAGCAAATCGTGCAACAGCTCAAGTAATTAGTTCTGAAATGCAGAGTACATCGGCAAAGTTTCAGCGTATTCTGAAAAATTCTATAGAATTTTTTATGATTACAGAATTATTATATGAATCAGGTTATACCGAATTTACTTTAAATGATGAGAATATGGTTTACTTGTCTATTCCTGAAGTTGATCTATCAGAGAAGATTAAAAGAGAAGCACATCAACTTAATCTTTATATTAATAATGCTTTGACTGAGGAAGAATTACGAAAAGAATTAGGTAGAGATATTATTCTTCAACTAGAAAGAGAAGCAATGTATCTTAATAGAGTACAGATTCCTTTAGCAGAAGCTAAAGCATCTGCACTATCAGAGGCAGGTGAGAATTTGTCTAGTAATGTTTCTAGACCAACTAATCAACAAGGAACTCAACTATCTAAACCTAGCGTAACTAGAGATTATTATACTGAATTATGGAATCAGGCCTTAGGGACGCAAACTGTTATAGAGCTTGAAGATCTACTTACCGGGTCTAAGTTGGACCCGTATGACATAACTACTATGAAAATTATGTTACGAAGGCACTCTAATGGAGGTAACTTTAAAGAAGTAATAGGAACTGTTTTCGATACATTAGAAG